CCATGTCTTCCATGTCTTCCATGTCTTCCATGTCTTCTTCTTCACCTTCTTCTTCGCCTTCACCAGGCATAAGCTTACCAGATGCGATCATGTCATCAATGACTTGCATAACAAGTTCTTCAATTTCTTCATCAGACATTTCTTCAAGCATTAGATTTTCTTCTAATGGCTCATCTTTCATGTCTTCACCTTCCATTGTAGGTTCTTGTTCTTCTTCCATTGATAACTCAGCAAGAAGTTCTTCGAGATCAAAATTTTCTTCTAATTCTCCTTCTTGACTGTAGGTTTCTTCAACGCTCTCTTCCATTTCTACTTCTTCTTCAAGTTCATTCAGCTGTTCAGCGAATGAAGCCATTAAAGTAGGAGTAAAAGCTTCTTCGAGAGCTAATTTTGCGCTTGCGATTGCTGTTTCTCTAATAGTTTTAGCATCAGCAATGCATTCTTTTAGCATTTCTCTGTTCATTGTCCTCAAATAATTTTGTTTTGGAAATACGTTTAATAGAAAACGTAATAGATTATTAACTAATTAATGCTACATAGGGGAAAGGGTAGCATATTTGAATATACATATATATGGATCTATTAAAAGTTATATTTTGAGAAAAAGAAATGCCTCTCTTTCAAGAGGCATCAATCCTAAAATACTATTTTAAGAGGAGTTAAATTAGTTTTTCTAATTCAGTTTTCAAAGTATCTTTATTAATATTAGCAGAAAATCCATACCCATCAGCGTGACTTGAATATGTAAGAATAGATTGACCGTTTAATTTAATTTCTCCTTCAACAGTTCCTTCATCATATTCATTATAATTGGTATTATACTTATCATCAATTTTAAATGAATTTTCAGGAATATTAAATTTCTTAGAAATTAATTTTAATAATTTTTCAAGTTGTTCTTCTACTTTATATCCTGAACCATATCCATCAAGGTTATTATCAATATATGTGTCTAATTGAGTTGTTAACCATTCTGCTGATGATTGAGCATCTTTTAGATCATCTAAAACTTCGTTTAATGATTCTTTAACTCCACCAGGAATAATTACAGCAAATTTACCATTCCACTCTGATGCTCTTGGAATATCAGGATTACCAGGAAATGCTGTTAGTAATGAATAGCACTTACCTTCTTCAATTTTTTTAGCTATTTCATCATCAGTTTTAACATCATCTGGTAAGAATTGAGGATTTGATTTTCTAATTATTAATGATATTCTATCAGAGGTAAAACTAGACAATGGTTGAGATGTAGTAATAGAAGGAACTTTTACTTTATTAGGACCTTCTTGTTTTTCAACTTCACCTTCTTTAGCATCTTTTAATGCTTTAGCCTTATCTATAGATAAAACTAAATCATATCCTATGCCTGATTTTTTTAATTCATATGCTCCTCCATCACCAGTTACTTTAGGAGCAACTTCTTTAACCATGTTTACTATTTCATCTTCAGTGACACCTGCTTTAAACACAGAACCAACACCTGGTTTATTATGTTCCATAATATGTTTTTTAACATAATCTGATATTAAGATAACAACACCCTCTTTTCCTGGTATTTTATCTGTTGCTTCAGTTAATAATGCTTTTTTATATTCACTTTCGGTTATTAAACCAGCTAATTTCTGCATTTTAAGAAACTGTTGACTCATAATTTAAAAATTTTAAAAAATTGGACAAGTTCCATTAGCACAAAGTATATCTGTGATAATAGAATTTACTTTATAATATTGATTAGTATTGATAGTTTTACCTTCATTTAAAGCAACTTCTTTCATATATGAACCAGGATTAGAAGGAGTTGATACAAAATCCCAACATAATAATTCAAAATCATCTTGTACTTCCATTAATTCACCTTTTTGCTTTAATGAGCCCATACCACGTGATGATACACCTACTGGTATTCCATTTTCAAATAATGCTTTTAATATGTTACCTGATGGGGTTGGGAGTATTTCAATTATTCCCATTACATTATCTTGTTCCCAAGATATTTTTTTAATATTATGGGACACGTTTTTTAAATTGATAATGGAAGAATCAGGATGGTCTAGTTCACCTAATGCTCTATTAGCGTTAACACTTTCCATATACTTATCAATTTCTCTATTCCATAAATCTCTTGAGTAATAACGACCATTACCGTTTTTTACTTCAGCAGTGGCTAATATCCCTTGAACTAAAGGATTACCAGTTGAAGATTTTCCTTCAATTAATTTAACAGGTTTAGCTGTAAAGATTTGGGTCTCAATAAGTATTTGTTTCATAATTATTTTTTAGCTCCAGTTAATACTTCTTTAACTAATAAATAGATTTGAGAGCGTAGTACTGATTCTTTTAAATCACCATAACCTGAAGATTTATGTTTACCTTTAGCAGGTTTTGATTCACCTAAACCAGGAGCATCTACAGTGTATCCTATTCCTTTAGTACCAAATTGACCATTTTTAACATAGTGACTTATATCTTTAGCTAAGTTTTTAGCTACAATTTGTCTTAATTCTTCAACATGCTTACCTTCATTTTTAGGATCTTTCATTTCAGTATAATATCCTTGTAAAAATTCTTGGCCAAAAACATTATCATAATTTTTAGTGTCTTTATAATCATAACCACGAGTAGCCATATCGGTTACTTCTTTAGTAGTTTCTTTTTCTTCAGCTTTAGCTTCTTTTTCTTCTTTAAGATTAGTTATATTCTCATTAAAGATAGCGTGCCAATCTTGCTTTTTACCTGTAGTAACTACACCACCAATGCCCTCAGTGATAATACCTCTGTTTTTAAGAATACGCACTGTATCATCGTAAGTATTGATTGGGGTCACTAGGTCAGGGAATAAATAACGAGCAGATTTAAAAAATTGCTGTTTATTACCTTTACCTTCTTTTAAAAGGTTATATTGTTCTTGTAATGTGTTTCTCATATTATGTAAATAATTTTATTGCTCTATCAAGTATTGAAATAGCTAAATCAGTACCATACACTGATTTTTTTTCTGGTGTTTCTCTATAGCTATTAATAGTTTCTTTTTTAGCTTCTTGGATTAGTTTGATGAGTTCTTTTAGTTTATCTGCTATTAAATCAAAATCACCTAATCGTCCTGCTATATATTGTTTTGTTTCTTCATCAACTCCTAAATTATTAACAAAACCTTCAATATCAAATTTAGGTTCTTCTTCTTCCCATAATTGTTTTATTTCAACACCTTTAGCAGCTTTATTTAAAGCTTTTCGATTTACAGGTTTAAAACCAAGTTTGTAATAATAATTACGAGCGGTACCTTTAGCTTTTTTATTTGGATTAAAAGCATAAGGTGTAGCATAGTTGGCACCAGCACCAGCAGTAAAAGAAGCACCAGTACCTGTAGCACTAGCTTCTTTTAAACGCTTTTGGATAAGTTGTTTTATTTTTTCTTTTTTATCCATTTACTGTTTCTAGTTCTTCAACTAACTGGTAATGTTGAAGAAGATTAATTAAATGATCATCATTAACTTTATCTGTTTTACCTAGACTTGGTAAAATATTTACAACCTCATTTACTTTTATTTGGATGGCTTTATTAGTAACTTTTTTATTTAAAGTTAATAAAGTATTTTTAATTTCAGCTATTTTAGTATTATAAAATTCTTTTAATTTAGGTGTATTATCAACACTATTGATGAATTCTTTTAATGTAGTTTTTTGATTTGAATTTAAATCAACATACTTATCATTAAACTTCTCCAGTAATACTCTGTATGCTAATACTCTAATATCTTTGTCTTGTTGTCTAAATTCTTCTAAGATGTTTTCTTTAACTTCTTTTTTATTGATAGGTGACTTAACAAGATATTCTAATAAGACTGTTTTATTTTCTATAATCTGGTTAGGATTAGATAGATTTTCACTGTTGTAGACTTCTAAAAGTGTAAATAAAGCTGCTTGTGCTTTATAGTTTGGTAATTTTGTTTTAAAGAATTCTTCTAGATCATAATGATTTTTGATTTCTTTAATTAAATTATATTTTTGTCTTTTTAAAACTGAACGATTTAACTGTTTAGAACTTTCTATAAGTGTGCTGATAATCATATCAGCTTTAGCTTCGCTAGTATTAATGTGTCTAAAGAAGCTTTCGTATAATTTGTATTCTTTACCTAATTCTGTTTTACCAAAATATTTTTTTAGAATATTAGTTGCTGAGGACTCGACACCTGATAATGTATCAGCTGTGATTTGTCTTACTAATAATTCAAAAAGGATACCAGTATTTTTATACTTTGAATGTTTTATAGTCATTCCAGGGTAAATGTTTTAATTATAAATATATATGGAGATATTATTCTCGTATTTGAGACTCATCTAATAATGAAGATTCTTCTTTTTTAAGTGATAATTTTTTATCTAAAGACTCTAATAAAGTTTTATTTTTAGTTTTAGTCTCTAAAGCTAAAGGTGATCCACCTTTAAAATTATTTTTTAAAGATACATCTTCACCTGTAGCATCTCCTTTTTTCATACCTAGACTACCTAATCTGTCTTTACCTAAAGCACTTTGTTGTGTACCAGCGGTAGATGCTTTTTCTTTAGGTCTTCCTAGAGGCTCATCTTTATCATAACCATCAGGAACACCAATACCATTTCTTCCAGAACCATATAATGCTGCTAAATCGTGAGGTGTACCGTATGACTTACCTGATTCAAGTGGGTCGTTACCTTCATTTTCAATTTGTTTAAATCTAAAGGTACGTTTCTGATCTTCAACAATTAAGTCTCTATACTCATCATATTGATCTTGACTTAAGTGGAATATATTGTCATAAATCCAATCTGTAGGTAATAATTTACCATCAATTATATTCTTAGCTAAATCAACTTTTTCTTTCATTAATGCTATTCTTTCTTGATCATAAATGATTGAAGGAGTAGTTAATGATAATTCAAAATTTGTTAGTGATTCATTTCTATAACCTTGAGTATACAAGTGAACTAAAGCAATTTTATTTAATTCTGAAAGTATAATACGTTGAATACGGTCAATTGTACGGGCAAAACGAATATCTTCTGCTGCTAATGTTGCTTTACCAGTTAAGTCTTTCTCATAACCCATAAATGCTTTAGGTACTTTTAAAGCAGCAAATAACTTATCTCTTAAATAAACTACGTCTTCAATTGCTGTATAATCTAAACCTTTAGTTGGTTCAATTCGAGTAGTTTGGTCATTACCTCTAACCGGAATAAAAAAGTCTTCTAATGAGTTTTGTAAATTATATTTTAAATTATACTCACCAGTTTGTGGATCCATAAATGGAGTTCTCTTCATTTGAGTGATAGTCTTCTGCATGAAGTTTTCTACCTCATTAGGTGGAATAGAACCTACATTAATATAGAAAATTCTCTTTTCAGGAGCACGAACAATACGATGGATTAACATTGCGTCTTCCATTAAAATATATTGTTTGAACAATTTACGAGCAGGCTCAAGATATGAACGACCATAAGGCAAATAATTCACATCAGTAATTAATCTGAAGTGGGCCATTTCATAATTATCAAAATAAATTGATGAGTCATTTTTGTTAGTACTATAAGTGCCTTGTCCTGTCACACCATAAAAACCTGTAGCGCCACCCGAGAAACCATCTGGACTGAATCTATATCTTACTTCAGCTGGGTTTGCTGGGTCGTAATGTTCTTCTCTCATAATGTGATAAGCGGTGTATGGGATAATGTTATAAACCCCAAATTTCTCCGCTATTTCTAGTTTTAAAAAGAAGTCACCATACTTACACATTTGGCGAATCCAAGACCATAAATTAAATTCAATATTTAATACATCATAAAATAAATTATAAAGAATCTTTTGTGTATCTTCGTTTGAACTTCGGATTTGAAGTACTTCACCCATGTCATTTTTAAGAGTACACTCATCAGCTATAATATCAAGAGCAGAAGCTACAATAGCGTCTGTATCCATCGCATCATAGTCTGAGTATACTTGGGTACGTAAATATCTCCAGTTGAGGTTTAATTGAGCTCCAAAAAGTGATGTACTATTACTAGAGTAGATGCGATTAAATCTGTCTACTAAGGCATTAGTTTGGAATTCACCTGTTGCTTGGATACTATTAACATCCATTACTTTAAGCTGATTACCACCAGCATTACGAATTATTACATCTGTTGAGAATAATTTCCTTAATCTTGAAAAAACACTTGTATCAGCCATTTAAATTAAATTATATATAATAAATATTACAGTAACCACTTTATATCTTCATCTTGCCCACCAATATTCATACTGTATGGATTAGGGACACCATTTCTAGTGTAATTACCCTGTGGGTTAGGTCGAATAGCTGCTATATTGCTTATAGTAGCTCGAGTTAAGTCTAAACCTTGTGTTTTATATTTTAAAGCAGTGTCACGAACATACATTCCAATTGCAAAACTCATAACTAAGTCATCATTATAGCCAGATTGTGCTTCAGGTCTACCATTTCTCCATATAAACACTTTCATTTCTTCAAGAAGACGTTTAGATTGTATAACAACACTTTTATCTCCAACGTATTCTCTAAATTTATTTATAACTAACGGACGAGTTCTCATAGACATTGTAAAACCTGGTGTCATTCTTGATAGATCATCTGTTCTTTCTAAGTAAGTTTCTGCATTTAATGTCTCACTTTTTGGAGAATAATACAAGTTTCTGTATCCTCTTTCAATAATTGAGTCAAGAGTTGACCATCCTATGTTAGCATTTTCAACAACTAACAACGCATCATTGTATTCTGTAGCAATACTCACTAGTAAATAACCAAATTCTTTTGGTGAAATTTGACTTTTATATTCAGCTATTTGTGTGTTTAATTCAGTATCTATGACGTGGAATGTTGAAAAGTCTTTACCATCTCCACGAGCTACATCAGCAACTACCATATAACTTCGTGTGTAATCTGGTAGTTCCCATATCCATAAATTATGATCTATACCACGTTTTTCCAAAGGATCTTTAACAGAAGTCGCAAAAATAAAGTCTAATTGTTCACTATAAAACACAGTATCGCCTGAAGTGTTAAAGTCACAATCACATTCTTGTGCTGCTAATCGTGGATCTCCTAATAATTCATCTTGTTTTTTTCTCCAATATTCATCACGTTCAGGATGAACATACCATGGAAGTTTAATAGGTAAGAAGTCGTTTTGTTGTGCTTCAGCTCTAACCCATGTCTGGTGAAACCAATTACCAGTACCATATGGAGTAGATAATACAATCGCTCCACCACCAGTTGCTAAGGTTTGTTGAGCAGATGCCCATATTTCAGCTATACCTTCAATAAAAGCGGCCTCATCTATAATTAGAAGTGACACTGCTTCTGATCGACCAGCATCACCTGCTGCTGAAACTGCTTTAACTTGAGAACCATTACTTAATCGTAATGTTAATTTGTTATTTTCTTCAGCAGGTATTTTTAACCAAGAAGGTAAGTTTTCAAACATGAATTTAACTTTTGTCACCATGTTTTTAGCTGTTTCTTGTTTAGTAGCTATACAAAGAACGTTTTTATCCTGTTGAAATAACATCAACCATAATGAATAACCTGCTACTAAAGTTGATATACCTAATTGTCGAGACTTAAGTACTATATCATATGGATGATCTCTCCATAGACGTAGTACTTTTTCTTGAAATGGGTATAAATTAAATATAATTCTACCACGAGTTGGGTGTTGAATATGACAATACTTTTTCATAAAGTGTGCTGGGTCTTGAGCACATTTTAAGTATTCATCTCGTATTATTTGTTTTAGATCTTGACTCATAAAAAACCAATTAGGTTCTAGTATATAAATATATTAAAGACCTAAGTAACCTTTAATTTGTTCAATTCTTTGTTCTGTAGTACCTGAGATGATACTAAAGTTTTTCATAAGATATAAATTATCTTTAATAAGATACTTAATAGTACTATCAATCCAATCACGATAACCAGCATCAGTTGTTCTAACACCATTATCTTCAATTTGAACTCCTACAGGAGAGACATAAAAAATATAATCATAGTCTTTAATAAATTGACTAGCATATGGAATAAATTTTAATTTTTCTACTCCATCAATTGATTTAGCGCATTGAGCAAACGCCATCACATCAATTACTGTTCTATCAGTAATAACATTTTCTCTCATTAATTCAGAACAACGTTCAGCTAAGAATATTGTTTGACCTTTTAATGTACTATCAGTGTTTAATGGAATACCTAAATCACGTAAGTATTTACTACGTTCAGTAGCA